ATTGAAAACTCAACTACCAACCTTTTGAAACACTCTTCAGCTTTAAGTGAGGCAGCTTGGTCAAAAAATAATAGTAGTATCGTAGATGATACAGCATTAGCTCCTGATGGTACCATGACCGCAGACAAGTTAATAGAGAACACTGCTAATAGTGAGCACTTTGTAAATCAGAACGCACAGGTGGTAACAGGGGAATACTTTACTGCTTCTGTTTACCTTAAAGCAGCAGAGCGTTATACTGTTACAGTATCTTTAGGCAGTTCATTCTTTTCATCCAGTGCCTTAATAAGAGTTAATGTCAGTACAGGTGAAGTTTACTATGTGGGTGGTGATCTTTATGGTCACACTGTCAAACCCATGCCTAATGGTTGGTTCCGTGTTTCAGTAACAGGTCTTGCTACCAACACAGGTAATCCTTCACAAGTACCTAAAATTAGACTGCTAAATGAAAACGAAGATACCTCCTACCTTGGTGATGGAGTAAGTGGGATTTACGTGTGGGGCGCTCAGTCGGAACAATTAAAGTTCCCTTCTAGTTATATACCTACAGGTGGTGCCACCAAAACAAGAGATTCAGATAATTTAGAGATTGATACTTCTAACATCCCTTTACCTACGGAAGATTATAGTGTCAGTTGTGAGACAAATATCTTAGGCTTACTGGTAGGGTCTTCAGAAGAACAACCTGCTTTCAGGATGTTTGGTGAGAGCCGAAGGTTTATGTCAGTATGCCGCTTTGGTACAACAGATGCAGGTATAAGACATGGTACTACCGCGCATGGTAGTGGGGTTAACTCTGTACCTTTCTCTAATGAGAAGTTTGTTATGACAAAGACAGCTACAGAGCTTCTTATGTTTAAGGACGGTGTAGAGTTAATTAACAAAGTACCTGATACTGTCACCGGTACTGCTTCTGATCTTCTTATAGGATCAACAGCGGCAACCGCTGGTAGCGGTGAAAGGTTATATGGTCACATTAAGAATTTCCGTATTTATGATAAAGCTTTATCAGATAGCGAGGTTCACTTCTCTTGAAAATATTAGTGTTAGTTTTGTGTTTCATACTTATGGGTTGCTCATCTAACACTTTTATTTCAGATGGCCCTACTTATGAACCTATTGTAAAAAAGAGAGTTATTGCTTTGATTTACCATGACAACTTGGAAACCATTGCACAAGTCTGTACCACTTACAAGGGTAGGCAGACATTAGGTTGTGCTTTCATGGGTGAAAAGGTTTGCACTATTCATTTACGGTGGTGGGATAAGACAACTTTAGCACATGAGATCGACCATTGTATTTACGGCAAGTGGCATAAGCGACCTGCCTAACAGTTTTGGAGATAGAGGGTAGGAACTATAATACCCGACAGACACACTCCGCCGTGCCGGTGGTGTAGGAGCCTTCTATCTCCATCTTAATTAAAAGTCACTTGATGGTCTAACGGTGGATTCCAAACCCACTAGGCTCGGTTCGATTCCGAGGTGACTTGCCAATAAACGAGGTTTAAATGAAGAAGAAGTTAATATTGTTACTGGCTTTATCATTCTTAACAGCTTGTTCAGCGTTAGACTTCGCAAGTAAGTTCATACCCACCAACAAGTCGGGTATTGAAGTTGATGCACAAGTTGGGGACAAAGACCAATCTGTTGATGTTGGTACCACAAACTCTGTTGGAGACATTGTGGCCAAGGATAAAGCAGTAGTGAATGTAGAGAACAAGGAGTCTTCAGCGCAAGTTGAACAGGCTGATCAAGTGGTTGTGAATAATCAGATACCACCTTGGATACTCATTCTACTTGTAGCAGGCTGGGTACTACCTACTCCTAATCAATGTTTAGGGTATTTCAAAAGAGATAAAAAAGAGGACAGTGTTAATGTCGAATAATGATTATACCCCGACGAATGTGACAAGCGGTTTTGAAATGGAGGTAGCGATCAATGCTAACTTCGCGGCAATCAAAGCTGCTTTAGATGCGATGGTTAGTCGTAACAATAATAATGATAACGCTTTGTCCCAAGATTTAGATACCGGTGGTAACAATATTTTAAACCTACCGGCTCCAACGGTACCAACTCACCCTGTCCGATTAACAGACCTTAATACGCTGGCTATCGTGGATGTGGTACAGACAGTTTCATATGCAGCAACAGTAGAGATTGATACTACGGAAGCAACTTTTGTGAGGATTGATTTACTTGGTAATATCCAAATTGATTTTACAGGTACGCCAGATGATGCGCGTCCTATTATTTTTGCTATTAAGCAAGATGGTACAGGTAGCAGGGTTATCACATGGGATACCTCAAGAGCACGGTTTAGCACGGACATACCGGACTCCTCCTCAACAGCAGGTGAAGCGTTAGATTACTTTACCTTTCGTTACAATGCGGCAGTAGATAAGTTTGATTTGGTAGCATTAACAAAAGGATTCTGATATGGGTAACGTAATTTACGAGGGTTACGAAGGTTTCAATGACCCAGAGATAGACACTTCCGCACTAAAAGATGGGAGGGGTCAGCAGAGAACAGAGTCTCTATTCCACGAAGTTATCCAACCAAGTAGCCGTTTAAAGTATGAGCCGCTTTACTCTTTAAGAGATTATGAGCACAAAGGTTATCCCTCAGCTTATCTGATTTACATGAACAGTATTGATGAACGTGATGCTGCTTTGAAGCTGGTTGGTTCCATGAGCCATTGGCGTAAGTTGTGTGCTTGCGAGTGGTTTCTTGAGGGACGTATAGAAGTACAGTTTGAAGGTTTAGAGCAGTGGCGTGAAGATATGATCGCTCGTGATGCTACGCTTGCCAAAGAGGTTCTAATGAAGAACACCTCGCAAGGTAATGTCACGGCAGCTAAAGCTTTACACCAAACAAGTAAAGATGAGGCTAACAATGTTGCTAGTCCTCGTAAGAAACCAAAAAGAAAGCCAAGCAAAACTAAAGAAGAGTCTATCGTAGAATCTTTGGTAGATGAACTTGAAAGCAAAAGGAAGTGAAGGATGGACAGTATACCTACGGAATATCTTTTTGAAGCACTTATTGGTTGCATGGTAGTGTTAATGGGGTGGTTACACATGAGACAAAATAAATTAGAAGAAAAAATAGAGAAGTGCGTACCAATGACAGCTTTGGATGATGTGAAAAAAGAACTCCAAAAGGTTGTTGACCTTCTTACCGAAGAACGTGTGGAGAATGCAGAATGGCGGGGAACCCTGAAAAAAGTGTTAAACAGAGACTCGCAGAACTCCTAGAACAAGATCTTTGGGAGTTTGCAAAGTACATAAATCCTCATTACTGTTACGGTGAAATACATGAAGAAGTTTTCAGATGGTTGTCGGATCCCGAATGCAGTGACCATGAACTTTTACTCATGCCTCGGGCACATCTCAAATCACACTGCATTGCCGTATGGTGTAGCTGGCAGATCACTAGAGACCCTACTTCTACATTGGTTTACTTATCTGCCGGTGAAGACTTAGCATTAGTTCAAATATCAGCTATTAAGGATATGATGACATGCGACCGTTATCGTGCTGTATGGCCTGAGATGTTTGAAAGAGAAGAAGGTAAAAGAGATAAGTGGGCAGCTTGGGGTTTTAACGTAGACCACCCTAAGCGTAAAGAGATGGGTATTCGAGATCTAACAATTATTGTTAAGACTGTTAAATCTAACGCAACAGGTTTACACTGTTCCCATTTAATATTTGATGATATTGTGGTACCAAACAACGCTTACTCAGAGATAGGGCGTAAAGAGGTAAGAGCTGCTGTATCACAGTTTGCTTCTATCCGTAACCCTGATGCTGTGACTAAAGCAGTAGGTACACGCTACCACCCTAAAGATATTTACGATAACCTGAAAAATGCGAAGGTGAAAGTATGGGACGAAAACCTACACGGACAAAATATCGGAGGTTTTACTGGGGAAGAAAGAGATCTTTGGGATGTAAAAGAATACATCGTAGAGGACAACCGCGACCTTACCGGAACATACCTTTGGCCTCGTACTGTCAGTAGTGTAGATAATAAGTATTATGGCTTTAACGCTGAAGTGCTTGCAACTGTCCAATCACAATACTTTGCTCTTAATGAGAACGCACAGTTCTATGCTCAGTATTACAATGATCCTAATGATCCTTCAAGTGAGCGTGTTGATCGTGACAGTTTTCAGTTTTACAACAGGAAGCACTTAAACTTCGATGGTGTGCATTATTCCATAGCCGGTAAGAGGTTAAATCTTGTTGCTGCAATGGACGTAGCGTGGACTATAAAGAAAGGTTCTGACTACACCGCTATCGCTGTTATAGGTATTAATGAAGACCATGATATTTACGTATTAGCTCTTGACAGATTTAAGACCCAAGATTATGACGTTTACTTTAAACATGTTGTTGGTCTTTATAACGAATGGGGTTTCAAGAAACTTCATATTGAAACTAACGCAGGTGGTCATTTAGTTGCCAACGAGTTGAAAAGGTTACTTCGTACCAACGGTGCTGCTTTGTTTGTTGAGGGTAAAGCGGCCACAGGTAATGAAGGCAAGAAAGAAGAAAAGCATAGTGCTGTACTGATACCCCGAGTAAAGAACGGTTCTATTTATTTTGCTAAAGGTGGTTTAACACCTGTTGCTATTGAAGAGATTGTATTAGAACGTCCACCACATGATGATATTAAGGATGTTTTAACAGCAGCAATATCGAACGCAGTGGCACCAGCAAGAAGAAGAGAGAATGTTAAAGGTGGTAAAAGTGGCATTAAATTTAATAAGAGATTCGGAGGTCGAGTACGATGAGCGGCGGTAATAGTATAGATTTAGATGGTATTGCAGAAGCTACCGACTTACAGGCTAAAGAGATCTCTAATTATTGGGACACTTGGAATGGAGGTAAGGCTGAAGCTAAAGAGCGTTGGAAAGAAACCCATGCCTTTGTTTATGCCACATCTACAAGAGAGACATCTAATGCTACCGTAGGAGGCTTCGAGGAAGATGCAGATGGATGGGGGCATTCTACACATGTTCCTAAGATTACACAGATCTTTGATAACCTAACGGCTAACTATATGTCGGCCTTAATGCCACATGAAGATTGGTTTAAATTTAAAGGTGAAGATTCTGAATCTGTTACCATTAAAAAGCGTGAGGTAGTTGAGTCTTATCTTCGTACCAAGCATAGAGCCAACGGCTTCAGGTCAGTAGTTCAAAGTATGGTGAACGATTGGACATTAGATGGTAACTGCTTCGCTATGGTTTCTTATGTTAATGAGACAAGCAAAGATCTTGAAGATGACACCAAAGAGACACTTACTTATGCTGGTCCGAAAGTTACACGTATCAGTCCAATGGATATTTGTTTTAATCCTTTAGCTACTGATTTTGAACACTCACCTAAAATTATACGAAGCATTAAGACTTTGGGTGAACTCCGTAGAGATATGGAAGAGTGCCCTGAGAAGAGTTATTCGGAAGAGGCATTTAAGAAAGCTCTTGACTTCAGGTCAAAGTGCGCTGGCTCAGATTCTCACGAGTTTGATAAAGGTGTACAGTTGATGTTTGATGGTTTCTCGAGTCCTTCTCTTTATCTTAAGTCAGGTTATGTAGAGGTCTTAGAGTTCTACGGTGATATTTACGACAGAGAGAATGAGGTATTCTTGAAGAATCATGTTGTCACTGTTATTGATCGTAGCTTTATTGTTCGTTCAGAACCTCTGAAAACCTTGAGCGGTAGACCTCATATCTTTCACTGTGGTTGGAGAAAAAGACCAGATAACCTTTGGCACATGAGTCCACTGGCTAATCTTGTTGGTTTACAGTACATGATAAACCATTTAGAGAATGCCCGTGCCGATGCCTTTGATCAAATGTTAGCCCCAACTCGGGTTCTAATAGGTGATGTTGAAGAGGATGATGTAGAGTCTGGTAGTTTCGGTGGTAAGTATAGGATACCTTCAGGTGAGGGTTCTGTAACAAACTTAGCACCGGATAGCACTGTTCTAACGGCTGATATACAGATCGATCGTAAATCTCAACAGATGGAAGAGTTTGCCGGTTCACCTCGACAGTCTATGGGCTTTAAGGTTGCAGGGGAACAAACTGCCACTGAAGCTAACATTCTTGATCGTGGTTCTTCTCGGATCTTCCAGAATAAGACAACTTATTTTGAAGAAGAGTTCTTGGAGAAGATCTTAAATGCAGAAATTGAAGTTGCAAGATTAAACCTAAATGCTGGTGATGTGGTTAAAGTTGTTGACCCTAAAGGTATGGAAGATTTCTTGAATATCACAAAGAGTGATTTGATTGCTACTGGTAAACTGGTACCAATTGGTGCAAGACACTTCGCAAGACAGAATCAGCTTGCAAGCAACCTTATGATGCTTCAACAAGCATTCGTTTCAGACCCACTTATGAAGGAACACTTCCCTTCCATCAAGATGGCTGAAATGTACTCACAATTGTTCGAGTTGAGCAAGCACGATATTGTGCAGCACTTCTCAAGAGTAGGTGAGAAAGCCGAAGCAGCTAAGATGATGAACGCTGCTGAAACTCAGGTAGAGGATGAAGACTCGGTTGATATTGGGGACGATAATGAATTCCAAGAAGAACCAGAAGAGTAATCAGAAGAATAAAACGGTGAGGGGTTCGCACGTTAAACTCCCTCTTTCTTTCCAAAACATACTAGAAGATGAAGAGGTATCATTATACGAAGAATACTTTAATTCTGAATCAACAAAGAAAGTAAGAGAAAAGCTGGTAGAGTACCTTGAGAGTAAGGTGCAAGCCAGTTATTTTAAAACCGACAAAGAAGCAAAATACGAAATGCCATCATGGGCTGAGTACCAAGCGGATGCTATAGGTGCTAGAAGATCTATGTTGGAAATAATTAAATTTTTAAAGAAGGTCTAAGATCACATGACTACATCTTTTAATCAAGAAGAAAATCAAGAAGAAGCGAAAGCTGAAGGATCTCAATTCAACTTAAAGGATTCTGACGACAATCAGAACCCAAAGGGGGATGGAGTTACAACCAGTATAACCGAAGAAGAGCTGAAGGCTTTACAAAAACGTGATGAACATGCACAAACGCATATCACTACTTTGGAAGACGAAGCTAAAGTTTTGAAGGATCAAATCACTGAAATGCAGACGAAGCTCGACAAAGCTAAGGATGTAGAGGATCTACTGGAAAATCAGGGAAAACAACAGGTAAACGTTGAAGAGATTACAACCGGAGTTATTGAGCAGTTAAACGCTAAAGAGCTTAAAGCCCAACAAGATGAAAATTTCAACACTGTGTCCACCGCATTAACTGAGAAGTTTGGTGACAAGGTTGATGAGGAAGTCAAGAAGGCTGCAAGTGAGAATGGCTTAACTTTTGATGAGATGGTTGAAATGTCTCGTAAAAATCCAAAACTAGCATTGAAGCTACTGGATGTAAAAGTAAAAGCAACACCGAAGCCACAACAAGGCTCGTTGAACACTTCTGCTTTTATAGAGACACAACAAGGTGTAAACCCACCAACCAAAAATGTACTAGAGCTTAGCAGCGACAAGGAACGTGTAAACGATTTCCAAGCTCGACTAGAAGCTAAAGTACGTGAAATGAATAATTAATAAGGTGAATTAAAATGTCAGGTAATACTACATTAAACACAGATCCAGCAATCCGAGCACTTGTCCATTCTGACACTATGCTCGAGGTTTTGCAAGACGGCTATCTGCCTGAAATGCTTGCTCGAGATGTATCAGACTTTGGTGACGGTACCCAACTACAGGTACCTACCATTGGTGAATTAACACTTTTCGATCTGTCTGAAGGTGCTCCAACACCTACCAGTGCGATTGATTCTGGTAAGATCTTCCTTAACATCACTACGCATCGTGGTGTTGCTGGTTTCGTCTCTGACGAACTGAAAGAAGATGGTTACAAAGCTGCCGCTGTTGAAGCTGCAATTGTGCCTAGCGCACTTCGCGCCATGAAAGAGGCTTATGAAACAGACCTATTGGCTACTGCCGTAAGTTCTACCAATAGCATGGTAACGCTTGGTGATCCTAACAAAATCAACGGTAAAGACCACCGCTGGATTGCCAATGGTACTAATAACACCATTACTATGAAGGATTTCTTGTACGCCAAGCTATCTTTCGATAAGGCTAACGTGCCAGATGAAGGTCGTATTGCTATTGTGGATCCCATTGTGGAAGCTACATTGAATAGTCTTACAAATTTAGTTAACGTGTCTAACAACCCACAGTTTGAGGGTATGGTTACACAAGGTTTCTCTAAAAACCGTAAGTTTGTTCGTAACGTGTTTGGCTTCGATGTTTGGGTTTCTAACCGCTTACCTCGTGTGGCTTCAGAGTCTATTTCTGGTTCTGATATTGGTGCTGCTTCGATCACTGACGGTGTTAACAACATCTTCATGAGTGTTGCAAGTGACGAGTCTAAACCTTTCATGGCTGCTACACGCCGTCAACCTCGTGTTGAAGGTCATCGTAACGTATCTGAACGCCGTGACGAATTCCACGTTACTTCTCGTACAGGTTTCGCTATGCAACGTGGTGAGTCTTTGATCTCAATTATCACTTCTGAAACAGACTTCGAGTAAGGAATAGATTATGTCTCGTGAACAATCTTCAATTGGCGCAAGCCAACATTATGGTCCTCGTGTAACAAATGAGGGTTTGGACAACTCTGTATCAACCTACGGTGTCTTCAATCAGCGTGAACTACGTTTCGATTACTCTCAAGTAAATGCGGGTCTTCCAACGGTTAATGCTGATACTGACAGTGCAGTGTTGTTGATTCCAGCAAACTCACTCATTACTCGTGCTTACATTGAAGTTGGCACTGCATTTACTTCCGGTGGTTCTGCCACCCTCGAAGTTGGTGTGCAACAGAGTGATGGTACTGTTGTTGATGCTGATGGTATTGACAGTGTAGCAGTTGCAGCTCTTACAGCGGGTAGTTATACCGTAGCTGATGGTGCTATTGTAGGTGCTTCTGTTGGTGCTAATGATGTACAACTTTCCATTGACTATGGTACTGCTGTGTTTACAGCGGGTACAGGTCGTTTGATCGTAGAGTACGTTGAACCAGTAGCAGAGTAAAGCTACTTCAAGGTAGGGGGCTTCGGCCTCCTTCTTTTTATCTTTAGGTGAGCTTATGGCTAAAATGACACTGTTAACAATGACTCAAAAGATCCTATCATCTATGGATAGTGACGATATTAATAGTATATCGGACACTGAGGAAGCGTTACAAATCTTAGATATTTTAGAGGATACTTACGAGTTTCTTCTTTTTGAATTGAAACCACCAAACCTCTTACAAACATGTCAACTGGTAAGTAGTGGGGATACAAACAGCCCTACCAAAATGACACTACCTGATAATATTTCAGAAGTAGGTAAGATAAAGTACGAAGTAACGGTAACAGGGGATGCCGATAGGTCTTTCAGAGATCTCAATTACTTAACCCCACAAGATTTTATAGACTGTCTTCTACAGCGAAGCAGCAGCGATGATGAAGTAGAGGAAAACACAAGCCCTAGTGGTACGCCCTTGTTCATCCGCAATGATAAACATCCTGAGTTCTGGACTTCTTTTAATGACAAAGATGTAGTCATGGACTCTTATTTGAACACTGAAAGCACGACCTTGTTAGGTAATAAAACAACTGTCTTGTGTGAGATCAAACCGGATTTTATAAGAGAAGATACTTTTATTCCTGATCTTCCAGAGAGATACTTCCCTCAGTATTTAGCAGAGGCTCGTAGGGCTTGTCATGTATATCTAAAACAACAGGATTCTGCGATTGATTCAAAACGGATACTGAAAGGTAACAACATTCTGAAGACAAACAAAAAGGCGATAACAGATGGCAGAGTTAAAAAATCAAGGTTCGGACGAAAATAATATCACCAAAAGAGTGGCTGGTGTTACCAAAGGCAACAAGAAGTTAATCATTGATATGAATGCTCAAGGTTACTTCTTCATTAAATTTAAAAATGGTGGTAAATTGCCAAGCTCGTTAACGGGCAGATACACTCGGTATGAGTTTGCCGAAAGAGATATTGCAAGATACTTGAAGGAGTAGATTATGCCAAGAGCTTCTGTCACAAAACCATACTACTCATTTTTAGCAGGTAAAGTATCAGATGGCTCTGCTTTAACTCCACCTGAGAACTCTGCTAGAATTTTAGAAAACATTGACCTAGAAACAAGTGGTGAAATATCTCGTCGCTTGGGGCTGGATTATGAAGAGAACTACCAGCTTTCTTCAGAAGTTTTTACCGAAGAGGATATACGCCTAAGTGGTGTAGGTTTTTACGAATGGTTGAACGTAGCTGAAGATGGTAGACGAAATTTCTTTGTTGTACGTGTAGGTGAAACACTTTATATTTACAACCAATCTGGTACCTCTATATCTGGCAATAGATTAGGGACGGTTGATATTAGCATTTTCTCTATTGATCTTGCTGATTCAAAAAAATCCGAACTTCATGTTGCTTCTGGTAAAGGTATCTTATTTTGTACGGGTGAACTGTATGAACCCTTTTACCTTGAATATGATGTTGTCAACGAAACAATATCAGCAACGGTAATCGCTATTGAGGTACGGGATTTTAAAGGTATCGAAGAAGAAGGTGTTGCAGTAGATGAACGTCCTTCAATTTTAACAGACCACCATCATTATAATCTACTAAATCAAGGTTGGAGAACTGAGCGTTTAAATCGTGTTGCATATCCAAGTAATGCAGATGTGATGACTTTAGGTATGAAGGTTAATGATGATGGTGATAGAGTTTTCGCCGTACCAGAGTTAACATCTAATGATTTTGGTAACACACCTGCACCTAAAGGTCACTTCATACTGGATGCCTTTAACCCTGATAGAATTTCTGCTTCTGGTGTAGCAGGTCTTATAGTGGAAACAGTTAATCGCCGTCCTCGGTCTGTAGGTTTTTACTCTGGCCGCGTATGGTATGGTGCAGTGAAAGGTAAGGTTTACTTCTCACAGATTTTAGATGATATAGAAAAGATAGGTTATTGCTACCAAGAGCAAGACCCAACGGCGGAAGATTTCAACGAGCTTTTGGATACGGATGGCGGTGTAATGCACATCCCAGAGTTAGGTGAGGTTTACAAACTAGCAAACATTGCTTCCTCCTTGCTTGTAATGGCTAACAATGGTATCTGGTCTATCAGTGGAGGTACTGATAACTTTACTGCTAATACCTCGAAGATTACAAAGATTTCTGAAATAGGTCTGGTAAATGGTAGATCTGTTGTAACAGCGGGTAACGCTACTTTCTTTTGGAGTGAAGAAGGTATTTTTGTTGTAGCTGTTGACAACACTTCAGGTGAGCTTGTGGTTAACTCTTTATCTGATAACCGGATAAATAATGACTACTTCGCTATCCCTGCTATTTCAAGATTAGCGGCACAAGGTTCTTATGACCGAGTGAACAAGCTAATTATGTGGTCATACCATGATGGTCTTAGCTCTACAGCAACGGCTATTGATGCGAAGTACAACTCCATACTTATTTACAACCTTACCCTTAATGCTTTCTATGATTACCGAATAGAGGATGTAGAGGGTGGCTATAGTTCTTTTATGGCAGGGATAGTGAAAGGCAGTGCAAGGAATGAAGGTACTAACGTAGAGAATGTAACAGCTAATACCGTACTGGTAACTGCTGATGGTGTTATTGTAACAGTGACAGCAACATTTACAGGTGCAGAAGAAACGCCAGCAAGAGTCTTAACTTTTGCCAGTATAGGTGAAACTTGGAAGTTAACTTTCTCTGGTTTTACAAGTAGGACTTTCCATGATTGGTACTCCATGGACAATGTAGGTGCTAATTATACCTCGATTGTAGAGACTAATCCTGAGACAGTTGGGGATCCTTCTGTCAATAAGCAAGCTACTTATCTCTACTCTTTTTATGATTACAAGCGTAATGGCTTTGGTCATACTATTTCAGATCCAAGAATAGACGTTGGCAAGGGTTTCAGAGTCTCGCAGAATGTCGTAGAGGTCTTACGTAAAGGTGATCCTCAGTCGAGAGTTACACAGAATATCGTAGAGACATTAAAACCTAATTAATAGCCACATTTTAGGAGTGCGCTGAATGACATTATTATTCATAGATAGCTTCGACCACTATCAAAAAGACGAAATTGTAGATAAGGGTTACTCAGGTAATGATGTAGCCCACCCATCGCTCTACAGCCATGAGATTGAGATCGGTACTGGTAGACGAGGCGGTAACTGTTTGAAGGCGAGATCTCCCGCTTTAAGTGGAGGTCTTGCCCACAATATTGACGAGTCAAGTTCTGTTGTCTTAGGTGTTGCTTTGAACTTTGAAGCATTCTTTAACACAGTATCTTACGAATCAGCGATTGCTTTACTTGATGATGGTGCGGCAATCATAGCTAAGGTGTCCACAACAGCTTCAGGAGAGCTTGTATTAGAGTCAGGGGGCGTTACTGCTACCACAAGTACAAACGCCTTCATAGCGGGTTCTTATGCCTACTACGAGCTTAAATATACAAAAGGTACTGGTGCCGATGGTTTTGCAGAGTTGAGAAAGGATGGTGTAGTATTACTTACTATCACTACTTCCACTGCAACGGAGAATATTTCTGCATTCTCATTACCCCACGGATCCCCTAGTGCCCCAAGGGATGTATTGGTTGATGACCTTTATATCTTGAACAGTGAGGGTACAGATAACAATGATTACCTTGGTGATGTTCGTGTAGACTGTCATTACACTATTGCTGATGCGTCTGAGACATCTTTTGTACCGTACATTAGTGGCGACAACTACTTGATGGTGGATGATACACTCACAGATAGTGATTCATCGTTCGTTGATGCTGGTACCATTGGTGCCCGTGATCTTTACGATGTGACACTCTCCACAACTGGTACTACAATCTACGGAGCACAGCATGTAATCCACAACCGTAAAACGGATGCTGGTACAGTTACAATAAGTGCTATCACAGAGAAGACCGGTGGTACAGGTGAGCAAGAAAATGGAACCCATAAGGCAAGTGATGATTATACTTTCACCGCTGTCATTATGGAGAAAGACCCTGATGATGGAGTGAGTGATTGGACAGACTCAAGACTCAACACCACAGAGTTTGGTTACAAGATTAGCAATATAGAGGTTTAATATGGCTGATGAAGATTTCACAACACCTCACGGTATATTGATTACTTCTAAGTGGGGTTGGACTACAAACGATGAAACCGGTCGTTGGTCTAACCCACAGCAAGGTATCAAACCAAAGAGGGTACATGCACCTACTAACGCTGCTAATCCGAACAATGATGGTCATGGTGTACGACATAGTAAACTGAAGATTAGGGGTAAAGGTCGGTGTTTAGTTCTAAGGTTTGAGTCGGAAGATGGTAAAGACTTTCAATTACTCGGTTGGGCAGTACCTTTTACAGCGGGAGGTTAAATGCTTTATACTTTAGAGTCTGTAAATGATATGCAGGAAGAACTCGGGGCTTTAGGAAAGAAGGCTTGGGATGAAGTAGATCAATTAAACACCCACTTCAAGTTTGATCTTGATTGGGATGCTATAAAGAACTTAGAAGCTAACGGTATGTGGAGAACATATTGCATGAGAGATCCATCATCGAATAAGATGATTGGTTTTCTTGCAGTGGTGATTCAAAGTTTGTTACACTCTAAAGGAACTTACCACGCTATTACTGACTGTGCTTATGTAGAACCTGAGTACAGGGGAGGCTTTAGTAAACTACTTAGTCTCTGTGAACAAGATCTGAGAGATGAAGGTGTCAAAATGTTTACCTTTACACTCAAGTCTTGGGATTTAAGAGGGGACTTTTTAGAAAATAAAGGTTTTACCCATTACGAGAATATTTATCAAAAGGTGATTAAATAATGGCTACCGCAGTTTCATTGGCTAGTTTAGCTTTTAGTGCTGTCTCTCAACGTAGAGCCAGAAAAGATCAAGAAAAGGCAGCTAAGGTTGATTCTAAGAAGGCTTCCTTAGAAAATGCTCGTGCAAGACGCAAGAACATTGCAGCCGCTCGCAGACAAAGAGCTGCAACAATAGCTCAAGGTAATGCTGCTGGAATCGGTGGAGGTTCACAAGTTGCTGGTGCAGTAGGTTCTCTGGATACCCAAAGTACCTCTAATACTTCTTTCCTAAATCAGTTAGAAGGTTTTAACAATGCAAGCTACAAGCACTTAGAGAGTGCTAATGTAAACCTAGGTAATGCAGCTACAGGACAAGCCGTAGGTTCTTTTGCTAACTCTCCTATTGGGCAAGAGGCCATCAACAAGGGAGTCTCATTCTTCAAAGGAAGTTGAACTTAATGGTTTTTTTGGTGTCTAATACTAAAATTAATTAAATAGGAGATACTATGACAGATGATACTAATACTTATGTCATAAATGATGATAACCTACCTAATGTTGAGTCTTATGAAGAAGATCTGCCTTTAGAGGAAGTTGAAGTTGTAAAGAAAGGTAGTGTAAGACAAGAGAAGGCAGCTTTGAGTCAGGCAGCTATCATTCAATCCCACCTTGATGGTTCAAGTATCTCTGAAAACTACTTAAAGTTTAAAGGGGAGTACAAACCCCTTGGTCTTCTAGGACAGAAAGCACAAGAGAAAGCAGATGCAGACGTTCAAGATCTGCAAGAGTCTTTTATTGAAGACAGTGGGAGTGATCCAACATCTCTTGGGCAAAATGCTGCCCTTGTAAGAGGGTTACAAAATGAGATCAGAGACAGTGGTAGCGATGTTCCTCGCCATGTGGTAGAGGCTGCTTCCTCTTTAACAGTTGAGGAGGAAGTGCAGGCTAAGGTTTACAACCGTTTGAAATTTATGGAAGGTTTGAATAAAGCTGCTGAAGGTATTGACGGTTGGGATATGGCCATAGAGGTTCTTACCAGTATCTTACCTACATCCATCCTGAAGGATAATATTGATCTAACAGGTTCAGCTTTTAATGCTGATGAGGTTGTAAGTCAGACGGTCTTAGGTTTTAAGAACATGACCGCTGAAGAGCAGAGAGAATACTGGCCTACACTTGTGAAAGAAGCCAATGAAGCCCTTCCTAAAGGTCAGGCGATTAGCTACCTATCAAAATTCTTAGATCCTTTAGGTGAAGATGATGTAGGTGATTACCATCCAGCTTGGGCAGTATTGGATGCAGTTGATGTTGCCTTAACAGGTTTCGCACTATTAAAGGTTGGTGCCAAGGTTGTAAGTAAAACAAATACTGTTAAAATCTTAAAAGACCTTGACAACGTAGATGAAGCAGCTAATATAAATGCTGCCGGTATCTTAGATGAAACAGGTGAAGTCGTTGATGAACTTGGTATCCCAAAAGAAACCTTGTACAACAATGCAGCACCATTTAACACAAGTGATATTGATGATGCTTATGTGGAAGGTTTAGCTTCTGCAACTATTGACCGTATCAATTAAACTTCGTAGAGCAGCTTAACAAAACATCTGATATAGAGAATATTAAAAAAGTTGGGTCTAACGCTGATTCTACCTTATTCTCTTACGATGTTATGGTGGATGGTAAACCTGTACCATCAACAGCACAATTAGATCTTCGTTTAAATGATGTAGGTGTGTGGGAGAACAATACAAATTCTCTCCTACCTAAGTTCGCATTCTCTCCTTCCGCTTGGGCTAAAGGGGATTCCAAGAAGGCGGTAAGAGAAGCAGTTGCACTTGATAATCTTACAGCCAAAGTAGGGGATCAACTCTTTAAGCTGCAACGTAAAGCAGTGGAACCTTTATTGGGCAAGCACAGTATCGGTGGTCTTAGTCGTTCTGTTCGTAAACAGATGGCAGAGATTGATGAGGTGCTTCTGGAAGGTGATAGAGCAAGTAGAGAGTACACAACACTGGAATTAAAAGCCGGTGTAAACGGTGTACCACTAAATGAGAAACAGGTAGAGGTTTACTTCAATGTAAGAAACCTTTACGATAACCTTGATGTTATCCGTAATGCCGGTGAACGTAGAGCTAAGGTGGCCAAGGGTCATAAAGCTGCTACTATCTCGGGTGAAGCAGCGGAAGTAAAACCTTACATGAATGTTACCGAGGCTCAAAGTTCTCTTAACATTAGTGGTACACAGAAGGTTTACATTGATGATATTGGCAAAGAAGTTAGTGTTAGTAAACTTGACCTGAAAGACCTTTACAACAAAGGTTACGTTATGGTTAAAGCTGATAGTGCTGTCAAGGTTAAAGGTAGTCCTGATTCTTTCCGAACTATCTTTGTTAAGGGTACTGAAGTCGGTGAACTACCTCGACGGGTTATTCCTCACAAGAAAGGTTATGTACCAAGTATCAGTAGGAATGCAAACTGGTTCCTGAAAGAGTATGGTAACTCTGTTGTCGATGGTGTGGCAACTCGGACATTAATCAAGACACATCGTAGATTTGATAACAAAGCTGAAGCCCTTGAGGTTTTAGAAGAGTTTAAAGCAAGCGGTGGTAAGAAGGATTTTGAGGTACTTGAAGATAGAGAAGCAGAACAAGCTATCAAGATGGGTACCGGTTTTAGCAATAGTGGCGGTGGTCTTTATAAGGGCAAACGTGCTCAAGAGGAAATAGGTTTCGGTAGAGACAATGTTCCAACAGAGCGTTACGGTGCTTTTGAATCACTGAGCATGAACCTTCAATCTTTAGGTACGTTTATGTCACGCAACCAGTGGCGTATAGGTCAAGAGCAGAAGTGGATCAACACTGCCAAGAAGCTTGGTGTAGAGGTTGACCGTTTCGATCCACGGCTTGTACCTGAGAATACTGAAGCAGGTTCTTACCTTCGAGCTATGGGTGAGCACATACAGCAATGGTCTGGTTTCCCTTCTAAGGATGAGTTGATCTTCCAAGAGAAGATACGTGGTGCTTTAGAATGGTCATTAGGATCAGGTCTTAACAGATCAAACCCTTTGGTCAGAGGTCTAAAGGTTATTGAAGATAAAGACCCCGTAGCCGCTGCAAGAACAGCAACCTTCCACACTCTTCTTGGTTTCTACAACCCAGTACAGTATTGGATACAGGCACAAGGTTTCTCTACCTCACTTGCTATGGCCACTAAGCTAACAGATCCTCTAGGTGGTTTAAGAGCTGTTAAAAATCAAATGGCTTTAGGTCTTGTTGAGGATGTGACGGATCCAACCGTGTTCAAAGCTATAGAGCAAGGTGGTGGTTTTGCTAAAGGTGAGTTAAAGGAGATCAAGGATTTATGGCTGAAGACCGGCTATAGAGAAGGTATCCTTACCACAGCGGATCATGCTGGTAAAATACATGCCCACGGTGTTGGTATGCAATCTATGAGGCTTATTGCGGATGCTGGTCTTACTTTCTACAAACGTGGTGAGATGATCAACCGTAGAACAGCATTTGTTACCGCACTGCAAGAGTTCAAGCACCTGAATAAAGGTGTTAAAGTGGGCGACAAGCAGTTGCTCGGTATCATGGAAAGAGCTAACGACCTAACACTTATGCTTTCAAAGGCTAATAGAGCTGGTCATCAAACTGGTCTGGCAAGTATTCCTACACAGTTTATGCAAGTTCAGAACAAGATGATAGAAAGTATGCTTGGTTTGAATGACTCATTCACTGGTGCAGAGAGATGGAAACTCCTGTTTGTCAATCTTGGTCTGTACGGGACAGTAGGTGTACCTATGGGTGGGCTGGCTGTACGGTGGTACATGCAAGCATCTGGTAAAAGCCAAGAAGATATTGATAACATGTCACCAGAGCAGATTAAAGCCATTAACGAAGGTTTATGGGGTTACATGGCACTAGCAGGTTTAGGTGCTGATGTTGATATGTCAAAGCGTGGTGCAATCTTATCAGGGGTTGAAAATCTTACAACCGAACTGATGTTTGGTGATTCAACCTTTGGTGAAGCAATGTTAGGTGCGTTTGGTCAGGTACCTACAAGGTTCTTCAATGCGTACACTCGATTGAAACCTTTAATGCTTCATAGTATTACAGAGGCAGAACTTCCAACAGGTAGTGAGCTTGCTGTAACATTACAAGAATTGACTTCTATACTATCTTCTATGAATAGCGCCCAGAAAGCGATCTTTATGCACAACAGGGATCAAATACTGGACAAAAGAAACAATGTTATCGCAGAGAAGGATTTCAACCTTGCAACAGAAATACTTGTAGGTATGGGTTTCCAACCTTCTTCCGTAGCCAGAACTTACGAGATGGACGCTATGGTGAAAAATGCAAGAGAACATCGTTCTGCTGTTACATCTTCAATCGTTATGGTGATGAACAGTATGTCACGAGAGATTGATGGTGTAATAGGTACTGAAAAGGAAGCTGAAGTAATTGATAAATATGTTAAAATGCAGGCATATCTTTTGAGCAACCTGAAGACAGATAGAGACAGAGATCTTGTCATCAAAGCTGTTAAAGGTAAGCTAACCAGTGATTCAAAAGAAACAAAAGCTGTTAGGGCTATGCTTCAAGAGTTTAATGATGGTAGGGTGGCAGATTTACACACTTTACATGGTAACTTGAAAGCACGAGGTCTTATTCAGATTTCACCTACAGATAAAGAGGAATAAACGTGGCTGATAAATTACAGAAGACACTAAATATAGACCCTTCAGTTGCTTCTAGGGGTAGGCCACTGGCACCAGATACTTCTTTAGCTGATGCTATTGTGTCTGCAACAGAGATTGGTTCTCAAGCCCTTATTGAAAGCAAGAAAGAGGGTTTACAAGAAGATCTCGAAACATTGGGTAAGGAAGTTCACTTTGCTTCTGAAGGTCTGGAGCTTAAAGAAACAAGTGAACGCTTTGAAGCGCTGAAGAAAGCTAAAGAGCAAGGTGTTCTATCCTCAACAATGGTTAACATTGAGACAGAGAAGGTGTTAAAAGAGCGGATAGCTAATAATTCTGCCGTAGCACCTGAACTTCGTAAACTTGCCCATGAGATCCTTGGTTTTGATCCTACCGGTTCTGCAACTATGGCTCTCTACGGTAAGTCGGGTAGAAACTATCCAACCAAGAAGCTTACAGAGGCAGAGAAGACAAGAGCTGTTGCTGAAAATACGGCTAAAATACTAGATCTGGATGCTGATAACGTAGAGAGAGCTATGGTGCAGGCCGCTTACGGTGATATTCAGTTAAAGAATGCTGAAAATATGGCTAAAGCAGGTGGTATCGGTGCCAATGGTATACGTGATGCCGTTGAGGGTAATATCGACACCTATGTTGCTGATGCTACTGCCAACCTTATTAACCGTTTAAAGAATGGAGATGGTATTGTAAACCCTGAGCTTGCAGGTATTGAGATAGATCAAGCATTTGAAACTGCTTTCTCTGATTTTAAAAGTTCAGTGCGGAAAGCTAATATCACTTTAAGTACCAGTGAATTGGCAGCGCATCGTGAATACTTTAAGAATTCTTTCCAAGGTATTCGTGATTCGTTCACCGATGAAGCAAGTTTAGAGAGTATGCTTACACGGGATAAAAACACTGTTTCAGCGTTGATTGGTATTCAGGCTATAAAGCTCCATCCTACTGCTGCAATCGTCCGAGAAGCCTACGGTGGTGCCTCTGTGTCTGATGTGATGGGTATTATCAATAAGATTACCGATCCACACCAAAGAGAAGCATACATGCGTATGAATCCGGAGTTAGGTGAGGTGCTGGGAAACATAGAAGGTGGTGCTTCTGAACTGGTTTTATCTATAAACCACATCTTAGGTGTTAAGACAGCTAAAGGTATGAGTAACGGTGGTGGAACATCTAACCCACATGTTGATGACATTGTCACACGAGAACTTACCGGTTCTGCCAAAGAACCTAAAGTAAGAAGGGGTGTTCTAAATCATCGTAAGAAACGTGGTAAAACCTTCAAAGATTACAGTGACTTTTCTCAGAAAGGTGTATATGAACTTTCAACACCAGAAGAGAAGGTCTATGTTAAAGAGAGTTTTGCACTCGACCTACCTGTGCTGAAGAAACGTATCGCTGCTGGTTTGGCCAGTAAAGATGGAATGATAACTCTTCGTGTAGAAAATGGTAAGGTAGTTGCAGATAAAGGTTTCGATAAAAGCAAAACAGGTTTTAACCCTTTTGCTGATATTCCTATTGGTGTTGTTAATGACCTGAAGCGTTTAAATGTAATGAAGAAAGTTATGGATAACGGTTTCGATACAGGTATTAGTGCTGAAGGTTTCTTAGAGAGAACTATCAATGAAGTATCTACATTACAAGACAACGAGGTTTCAAGAAGAGATGCCCATGTTAAATCTGAAGAAGCGATTAAAGCTTATCGTGCAAACCCTTCAGAAGAGAACTTGGATGCTATTCGTATTGCTAATCCTGAGCTTGGTGCCAGCATTGATGCCAAACTCGCAGAGCGGGGAGTTAAACAGAATGGCGAGCAGTGAAGGTATTGAACGAGTAAAGAAAGATGAGGGTATGTC